AGAGTTATACAATCTCATACCGTAAGTATCAGAAGAACTTGGTTCCCCAACAGAATCGTAAAATGTATATAATGTAGGCTGTACTTCTACAGAAGACCAGTAACTCATAACCCATACTTGGTAACCATCACCAAAATCATACAAATAATGCTCACTCATGTGAAAGTACACACCTGGGTCAGTATAAACAAACACAGTTGGCTTTTTAGTTGGGGTAGTCACACTAACTTCTGAAGGAGCATTTGGTAATATGTACTTATAATTCCAACATAATCCGCTCACACTGGTATCGTACCAACCATATTCGTAACTAAAAGCCTCCCCCTTACCAGCATAGATCATGTTTGGCAACTCAGTGTCAATTAAGACCCTACCATCAATATTACTTAGTGCCTCCAGACCGTAACTCATCTTGCGTACACCTTAATAGTACAATCGGTATTTGTGGTTGCGTATTTTGGCTTTATAGAGTTCCAAGATACAGTAGTGCCAGATACAGTTGTAACATGGTTACCAAGTGGAATGAGACCAGATTTATTTATTGGATGAGATACTGCATATAGTATCTTACCAGAATAGTCTGGGTAACTTTTTGACCCAGTAGAGTCTCCAGTGACTGTAAAAACATCTATTAAATGAAATGGGTAATGATCTAATGCAAAAGATTTATTACCCAAACTGTCAAAAACCTGCAATCCATAACTAGCCATGATTATAACTCCCCTAATTTAACACGAACTGTTCCATTACTGTCATATACGAAAAGTGTATCTGTATTATCCCCATTATCTCTGCTAGTTACTATAACACCACCTGAAGATGTTACAGTAGGGGATGTTCTAAAAGTCCTTCCTGTAATAGTTCCTGCGTTTATTTTACTGGCATTAAGATTACCTATATGGGCATCCTTAATAGCCGCAGCTGCTATATAAGTAGTGTTTCCATCCACCAAAGCAGGTATTTGACTCATTGTAGCAAATGCACCTTGATCTAAAACACTTTTTGCATCAAGTAAAGCATCTGAAAAGTCTCCTGTAAATGTATATCCTGTTAAACTGGATACAATACTTACATTCCATCCAGTTTCCCACTGAGATATAGTATAATTAGAGTGACCAGCTTGGAAGTTTTTTACAGATATTTTGGGGTAATTCCAAGAAGTAGTAGTATCTCCAATTACTATACAACACTTGCTTCCATCGTGCCCAAATCTCACTCTATTATTAGAATCCACACTACCTAAAATCTGAGCAAATTCATTAAACCAACTAGGCCCGCCAGCATACGTATAACCACCACATTGAACCTTAAAAGATTTATTTTGTGAGTAATTAAAAACATCGATTTCCATCTTTAACATAGTATTAGTCCACGATTGTGGTAGTGTCACTACTATTGCTCCAGTATCACCACTAGAACTATAAGAACCGCCTTGAGGATTAGATATAGTAGTTACAGAATTATCTGTTTCTCTATTAGTTACTCTATAATCTTCATAATTAGTTACATCAGCATTATCAGCAGGCTTTCCAGTACCACTAACTTCTTGCCATAATTGATAGGAATTAAGCAAATCTTCATCAAGAGGCTTTCCTGATAAACTATTCCATTCTATACTTGACGAGCTTGAAAAAATAACTTCGCCAGAATCGTTAAGTATACTTATTCCAGTACCTATTATATCACCATTCTTGTCAATTTTCCACCCACTAGCACTTTGACCAGGTATATATGAATAATCCTTACTCTGTATCACGTCACCAATCTTAGCATTTTCAATAGCTGCATCACCAATCATGGCAGTACCGATAACAGCATTAGCCTGTGCATTAAATGCTAATTCAAAAGATTGAGAAGAAGCATAATACTTAGCAATCTGCCATTGACCAGAGGATCGATCAAGATTATCAAACACATTCTTGTCAAATGTAGAGCTGTAGCTAGAACTACCCTCATTCCAATAAATATAAGGATTAGAACTACTCCCGGAATTTATAGTATACTTAACTCCTTCAAAATAAAGTGTATGTTGATTCCAAGATAGATTGGAACTTCCGGCAGTCCAAGCATCACCTTCAAGAACAGGTACTTTATACAGCTTACTAATCTCTTCAAAGAAAGCATTTATTTGTGTAGCCGGAACGTCATGAATAACATCAGCATCTATTTCTGTACTATATGCTATATCATCCCTACCGAAAACATCGAAAGCACCTACTCTTACGTACCAAACACCTTCTGGCAGATACAACATAGTACTAAGTGTATCCTTATCAGTTGTTGTATATAACGTACTTTCATTTGGAGTGAATCCTTGAGTTTGGCTTACGTGAATTTCGTATCCAGAAAGTGCATACTCATTAACCTTATCCCACCAACATTCAAGTCCTTCAAATACAAGATCGGTATCTACATTAACTACCTGACCTGCCTGTGGATTGTATGGGCTTATAAATATTTCAGGACTTTTACTGTCATTTTGAGCCTCAGCTATCACTCCTACTGTAAACTTCCTAAGCAAGCCGTTCTGTTGATTAAGAGCAAGCGTATAATCAAAATATGGAATTTTAGTAGTGGTTGAATATACAAGTTCGTTACTGTCGTAGTCGTAAATATTTACGTGATAAAATTTCAGCCATTCTTCAGACTTCCAGTTTCTTCTTGAGAAAGCTCCACTAAAGGCAGTGTTGAAATTATCACTAGCAGGTCCGTCCCAGACCAGATGACAATCAGTTTCTTGAAAAGTTACATTATCTCCTGTGGAATTTTCAACACGAAGATTTTTAACGCCATACAGAAGAATTGGATTAGTATAATCCACAACCGCTGTTGAATAATGAGTAACTGTAGGTGAAAGACTAAAAATAGCCTCATCACCATTTACATTCACAGTAACTACTGCAAGCTGATAAACCTTAGATTCTTTAACCTCACGAATATCTGCACTTCTTCCATAATACTCCCCTGCATATTTCCATTCCCCATAAATACCTTCAGGAGTTCTTGTTCTCCAATACACCTTACTATGAGAATAGTAATTTGAATCAGGTATAGACCAGCTTAGATAAAGATCTCTTACCTGAGTGTTCGAAGAATCAAGACGAACATAGTCAGCAGAAGAGATATTATATACTGGAGGAAATAACTCTTTCTGACTAGGTATTTCTATAGAAACATCAGGGTCAGTTTCATCCACTTCGTCAAAAAGCTCCGGTATATACTCAATAGCAGTTATTGACATTAACATATCTGCTTCTTGAGTAATGCCGGAAACACGAAATAGTTTCGTAGATGTGAAAGAATCTAGGCTAACTGCATAAGGATCACCTTTTGAAGGAACAACATCCCAAGTATATCCAGACTGTAATTGAAGAACAGTATTGCCATTTCTAACACCACCACCGTAGATTGATATTTGATAGTAAGTACCATCAAGTCTTCTTGACTGAAAAAGCACTCCAGTGTCAGTGTTATTATTGATAATACTGTTTGTACTTTCATCAAAACTGTCAATTTCAGATTGACTAAACCCTAGCTGTGAGTAAAGATCATCAGAGCCGATACCTTCTATTACAACTTCTGATGGTGATCCGTTAATCGCATATTTTACAGTACCACCATGACCCCAATTCGGTATGTTATGTTGAAATGCAATTACATCACCTACAACACAGTCAATAGCGTCAATATCTGCATCGAATGTTATTGTTCTGTGAATGTATTTATTATTAGCAAGAAGATACTTGCCAACACGCCATGCTTGACTAGCCTTAGTAGTACCGAAAGCAGTTATGTTTACTTTGTTCTTATTCTGTACAAGTTCTGGGTCTATTACAGTTAATGTGGTTTGTTCCCAGTCTTTATCTCTATCTTTAAAAGTAACTTCAATTTCTGTAGCTCTGTCTTCCCAGGACGAGAAGGATTCTTTGAACGACCCTTTACTTATATTTCCTTCAGAAAATACTTGCACAGGAGCAGATACTTTTTTATGAACCGAACATCTGCATTCCACACCGTTCCAATATAAATTTGCACGGAAATTATTTGCAATTTTTACGGCAGATTCCCAGACAGAACTTGTACCATCGAAAATACCATTAAATTCAAATAGTTTTTCAAAACCACCATTACCGTCAGGAACAATTTTATCACACTCTTGAGCCCATTCATAAAAATCACCAAGATTCATTCTTGACGGGTCAGTACCATCATAACGAAGAACATTCAAGTTATTATCATAAATCGGCTGAGTAAGAATGTCATAACAAACCCAGGCAGGATTAGTGCTGTATTCAACACTCCATGAAGAGCCGTTCCATACACGAATAAGTCTACCATTAACTGTCGGAGTTATCTGCAATCTTCCAGAATATTTCTCAGATGCAATTCCGTGAACACCAAGAAGAGCTGTTCTCGGATAGGTAAATGCAGAGTTAGTAATACTTCTTATAGAAGCTAGATAGCTGGAACTAGCACCTCTGGTTGTATCATCATTAGTTCTCCTAGCCCGAAGTATGTACGACCCTTCAGGATTGATTTTAGTGGCTTTAAGCGTAAAAGCTACAAAATCCCTAGTTGCATAAGAAACTGTTTTACTAGAAGAATACCCCTCGGCATATAGTACCGTACTTAAATGACCGACATATCTCCAAAAAGCATTAGGGTGTTCTACATCAATTATGTCAAGTTGGTCTTTAGTAGGAGCATCTGGTTGAGAGGAATATTCAATCCAAGCACCATCTTGAAACTCACCATAACTGTAATCATAACTAGGTTCAAGTTCCTGTTTAGTAATTTCACCAAATGTAAGCGGAATGGTGCTTCCAGTATTTTCTTCATATAGACTTACATAAAAACTTGCAGAGAATCCTTCAGTATCACCATCTTCTTCATCAACAGTGTAACATCCACTAGGAAAAGATATGTCAACCTCTAACCCTTCCGTACCCATAGGTATTGGAAGTTCATAAGTACCTGCATCAACTGTTAAAGCTGCATTAGGTGATTGCTCTACTCTTGTTAGATTAAATCCAGGAATTACGGATTGGTCAAGATTACCAAGACGAGGGTAGAATGATATTTCATCTTCAGGCAATGGTTCTTGATCATTTATCCTAATATCCTTAAAACCCCTAATCGGGCCCCTGCCATAGCTTACAAGAGAATACAGCTCAGGGCTATCTCCACTCAAGTCACGATATGCAGACACCACGTTACCAGTAGGAATTGCCATTTCTCCATAAATCTGAGAAATAGGAACTCCCTGTTGTTGTGTCATTATTGGATTCCAAGAATAGGAATCACCCAATGCCTGACCTGGTGAATCTGGTGTATCAGGTGCAAATGCCATGTTCATTAACATGCCACCTGCTATATTCACGGCAGCAGATGCAGCAACACCAAGTGCTTTTCCACCCCAAGCAGCACCAGCTACATAACCACCAACACCATAACTAGCAACAGCAATAACAACTATTGCAACTATTTGAAGTATTTGATTATCTTTACCAATATTTGGTGATATTACAACATGGTCGTTCTCTTTAAGAAAAGTAGTCTTCCAATAATCAGGATGTAGTTCCTCTCCGTTAAGTAATACTCTACAAGGAATTTCGGGAAGCACATCTCCGACTATTACGGAAATACTCTCTCCGAAATAATCTCTTTCAAGAGTTTCATTATCCTGTTTATTAAACGGATTATTAACCCTGACAAGTTTTAATTTATTGTTTTTGCTTTCCATTTATAAAATCCTTCTATTTTATTCTTAAGTACAGGTGAAGTGTAGCGGGATATAACCACACCGTTCTTTTCAGTAGCATGGATTATTCTATGGTGATCGATTACGACTCCGATATGAGTTACATATTTCGGATGATACTTTATGGCAGCTATAGATAACGGCTCTGGAAATTCAAGTTTTTCATAATACTGTCTGTTCTCATCAACTGCATTATTTTGACTGCTGTATCCGAAGGAATAGTCGAAATCTGGTAGAATTATTCCGTGTCTACGATAAATCTCCTGGGATAAAGTAAAACAGTCATAACCCGGATTTCCTAATCCATACTCCTGATACGGCAGACCTATCAAATCTTTACACAACCCTAAATCCATCTTCACTTAATCCGAAAAATCCGCCAAATCTTGCCTCATTACCCTTAGATTTACAATCAGCATAGGTCTTTTTACAGGAAGTGTCTGCTCCTTGATAATTACATTCAGCACCTTCGTTACTACCACTTGACCTGACTGACGGGCTGTTGAATGTCCAAGGGCAGCTATAGGCGATATATCTATCTTTAGGAAATCGTTGCCGTAACGGATTCGGAGCACCGAGAGTGAATACAACCCACTCTTCGTCAACTTCAGCGCCAGTGACAGAAAACTCCATAGTAAGTTCTTCATAATTCTCATCGGGTATCGCAGTGTTTATAACAGTCAAAGTAACTTTACTGTCTACTAAACCATTAAGTCCTTCCACATACTGCATAAGAACTTTTTCAACATTACTTATGGAAACATTCAATGATGGTATTTTACCGTCAGTTGTTTGTTTTATAGTACTGATATTAAATGGAAAGGATGTATATGTCTCGTTCTGGTAAACTACATCCTGATTGTCGTCAGTTATTCTAAAAACCTGACCGCCAATGCTTATTGCTAGTAGAGATACCCACGGAGTGGATACCTCTATTGCATTCTTTTTCTCTTGTATATTATTACTTAAATTCTTAGGCATTTCTTAAACCTCTACTAAAGTAAAAGTTTCTATTTTAAATAAATTATCAACCTGCTCTGTCCACTGGATAGGTTCATCGAAAAGAACTTCATGAGTTATTCCATCACGATCTGTCCAATTGAATGACAAGTACGTGTTTACTGACTTGTAGAAATCTATAAGTCCAGTACCGTCAGAGCCGTGAAGATAGTCATAAGAAACCTCCCATTTGTAACGAACACGAGAGTTTCTAGGTCTTCGTCTAATATGATTATCCTCACTTTCATGTTTAATCGAATTATCTATTGGCATTTTCTTTTCGGAAGTAGGTCTTCTCGAAAGTGTTGGAAAATCCATTTATTTAACTCCCTTTACCGAATGCTTTATACGTCGCACCACCGTTTGAATAATCTTCGAGAACTATATCGATTATCATTTGTTTACCATCAAATCTAGGTTGTTTCTGGTCAGCCTTAACTTGACTTGAACTATTATTAACTATGTTCATACTAACATTTACGGATGGTTGAGTAAAGCTATCTTTGTTTGATAATATTCGTTCTGGACCTTTCTCTGCGAAAGAGTATGACTGACCAGAGGAAAGACCTACACCTACTACAGGTTCAGAGACAATTCCGCCAGAATAGTATTGGTTTGCAATGTCTCCTGTTCCTGCCATAACAGGACTGCTACTACCAGTAGATACAGAAGAACCTCCTCCAGTGAAGAATCCACCAATAAAATCACCTATTATACTAGCAAATGATCCAGTAGTGTCTTGATTCTCAGTCTTCATAATAGTTGACAAGAATTGCTCAACATAGGCTTTAGTCATATCAGCCATTAGTTCTTGAAAAGTTCCTAGAATTGAATCTGCCATAGCTTCAAATAAATCTTCAACAGTTCTTATATTACCATCCCAGAGGTCAGTCCAGATGGAATTTATGTTATCTGACAGCTTTTTAGTATCATCTGCCATTACTTTATAAGCATCACTACCTGCTTTCACTATTTTTTCATAATATCCCTGACCTACTTCTTCACCGAGATTTTCTTGTACAGGAAAAATATCGCCAACATTTTCAGAGAATACAGGAGGATCAATTGTAATATCTGTCCAGGGTGATTTGAATGGTGTGGAAAACTTTTTCTCTAAATCATCAATAATATCTCCAGCAACCATTAACATTGTTCTTAATTGTTCGTCTATAAAACCAGAGAAACCAAAACCTTCTTTTTTGTTAACTTCTTCAATTTTATTTTTTATAATATCTATATTTTTACTAGCAGTATCGGCAAGTTTTTCAAATCTAGCTTTTTCTGCACCTTCTGCTTCTTTAGCTTTACTAGACCACTTTTCTTGCTCTTCATTATATAATTTAAGCTGCTCACCTAGCCTTGATAATGCTGCTTCAGAATTATTAAATTTTTTATCTAATAAATACCATCCAGCAAGAAAAGCACTTATAGCTAATGTACCACCAAGGATTTTCTTACTTAGATCGAGAAATTTTGAGGCTATATTTCCAATTACTGTTCCTGCTTGTAATTTGGCAAAATCAAGCATGTAAAAATAAAACTGTCCCATACTTACTGCTACATTAGTAACAGGACTTACTGCAAACTTAAATAGCCCGAAAATATTGCTAAAAATAATTTTAGCACCTTTAAGATATGCGAAGTATTTAACAGTAGTTATAATAATATCTTTATAAGGTGCTAGTGCTTCTTTAGCCTGCCTAAATGATTCAGTAACAGCAGAACCGAAATTTATAACAGCTTTTATTAAATCATTAGTTCTAACCCAAGCTGTATAGAAAATTTCATACACAGTTCTAAATTCATCTGAATTTATATCACTAAGTGCTGCGTAAATTTCTTTGAGTTTAGCAACCCATTCATCCCACAGTCCTGTGGTTTTAAGAGCTTTCATACTGATAGTAGATAGCCGTTCAATAATCATACTGAATTGCTTACCTATTCTAGCATTTGCAAATTCTATGGCAGTAGCATAATCCTTACCAAACTCTTCAAGAACCTTATTCCATTTTTCTTGAGAAGATAATGTTAATTTATCAATGCCATATATCGCATCACGAAGCTCAGGTATTTTGTCTAGGTAGCGTCCAAACTGATCGGTAACTCGTTTCTGTCCATTAAAAATAGACTGAATTTCCTGTCTTATCTGCTTCGCACTAGAATCAGTTGTACTTGCAATTTGTTCGATGGCAGTAAGAGTGGCAAGAAACGGTCTTACTTGTGTTTCTTCAAGCACAACACCAAACTGTGCAAGCTCCTTCACACCATTACCGATTGATTCTGTAGAAAGTCCAAACTCAGGAGCAAGCCAAGTTACTCGTTCCATAGTTCCAGCAAGTGCTTCTATGTTCTGATTAAACGCATCTGCAAAACTTCCTGAATCGCGAAGAGTAGCAAGCATACCAGAAACTTCACCAAGTGCCTGTCTATAATCATCTAGTTTAGAAACACCACTAGAAAAAACATTAGTAAGTTCAGTAATAGCCATTTGTATTGTATTTATAGCTCGATATACAATGGCAAAACCGACACCTACTTTTATGAATCGCTCATACCAGCTACCAGAGGCTCTAGTATTTTTATCAATAGACCGAGTAAGCAAGGAAACTCGCTTAGTGTAATCTGAAGTTTTCTTTATACTTTTATTTCTTTGTGCGTCTACCTTTTTGTTCATTTCAAGAGCTTGACCATGAAGCTTATTAAGCCTCTCTTGATCCCTAGCTGCTTGTGTAGCAATAGAAGAATCATATCGTTTATTCATCTCCAATGCTTGTCCGTGTAATTTATTTATAGATTCAGACGGGGAAACAGAGCTTGTTGCTTTATTAACAGTATCTCTAGCAGAATCTTGATATGCTTTCTGAACTCTTGTGAGTTTCTTATACGCACCAGAGAGATCATTAACTCCCTTCAGCATGCCTTTAATAGTAGAATCAGACTCTTTAAACCACTTAATAGCCTGTTTCTCCATTTCAGCCTGTTCAGACCTGGAACGTTTACTTCTTTTTATAGAATCATCGAAATTATTAAGGCTAGTAATAGCCTTATCGAGAATCTTTACCGACCGATCCCCTCCAAGAACATCTACGCCAAAACTTACTTTACCTGCGTTCATTATTATTATTATCTCCTTCCTCTATTTCTAAGCTCTTCCCAACCGGAATTGTCTGTTTCCACTACTTTTCTATACGGATTCATATAACTGTCAAGTTGCTTGTTAAGTCGTTTTTGATCCTTCTTATCCATGTGAACCGTATTCACCTGTTGGGCAATAAAAAAGCTCTTAGACGTCCTCTGCCTAAGAGCTTCATTATAAAGAATTTCCAGCTTAGTTCGAGTATAAGAAGCTAGGCTTTCAAAGGTGTAACTAGGAAATTCACTTACAATCACACCGATAACCCATAGCCTCCTATCATCTTCTGGAAGAACGTCTACCCGAACAAACGTTCTGTTAAGAAATCCATTACGCCCCTAAGCTCGATAAGACCGATTCCGGTGAGCGACTCCACGTCAGCATCAAGCAGATTCGCTACAGTTGCCCGAATTTCTTTAGTTGTCGGCTCTTCCACTTTTCCTAGTTCAGCAAGTTTATCCATCTGTACATCGTTAATTTCTTGAACCTTAGTTTTAAAACCGTTACTCAGTTCAATATCAACAGCCTTGCTTGAGAGAAATTCTTTTCCGTTAAATACGTTAGCCATGATTACCTCTTTTTAGTTAATTATGCAGTTTGAGTTTCGTCGCCAAACCAGTAGGATACTACTTTATCACTTACAGTAGCACCACCCCAGTTTGCACTTACAGTTGACGGGAAGCATTTAAAAGTTGCAGTTGCCACACGTTGGTTGCTTGAATCATAGGACAGTTCAATATTCGGAACAGGAGCTGCAAGCGGAAAATGAATAACATCTGCAAGATCAGTAGACGGAACGCCATTTACGTACTTGATAACAAGCAGGCTTTTCCCATTGGCTTTTAAGCTAGTTCCAGTGTTATTCTCTCCTGCAAATCCAACCTTTGTTCCAAAAGTATCTTGAAAAAGAATTTTAGAAAGTAGAGAATAACTAACTTCTGCAAAAGGACATTCTACTTCTACAGTAGTTCCAGTTAGAATAGTATCTTCCGGTGCCTCACCGAACTGATCAGAGTTAATATCAACTGATGAATCGGAAATACGTACAGTTACTCCACCGAGAGTTTTACCAAGATCTTCTTCCAATCCTGACTCTCCCCATTTAATTTGCGCCGGACCAAGTTCAAGTGCCATGATATTTAATCTCCTTCATAATAAGTTGCGAATGAGCATGTGAATATAAACAAATCATGCTCTGTTGTTGTGACAAATCCTGGATATTTCATTGGAGTTGTATTGAATAGATACTTTCCATTACCCAGAGTGATTCCTTTATTGTAAATTAGCATATCCCATACGGAATGTATAGTCTCGTTCGCCGTGTCATAATCAACTTCCTGCACGGTTATTTGTATTTGCGAAGTGTGCAAATTACTTTCATTCTCATCACCACCGAATTCGTACATAAGTATGCCGGTTTCGTTTCCTACAGGAAAGACACCTTGGAATAGATAATCGCCGACAACCCAGGAAGAGGAGTTGTTTTCTAAGTACAGTAAAATTTCCCTGACGATGTTCATTATGCCTTCCCTCTCCTGGTTACGGTAGTGTCAAAAAGTTGCTTAAGCCTGGTCTGAGTTTTACCTCTAAATGCAGTTGCTTTGGACGACACATAATGAGCACCGGATTGACCAGTAGGATCACTGAACCCGCCTTTCCATTCGTGCATAAGTGCAGCTACTGGATTGCTATAGACAACAGACACATTCCCCCTAAGGCTTGTACCTTTCATAGTACCTGAAACTCGTCTTGTCGATGTTACTTGTCTTGAACGAAGAGAAGATGTTGGATTTCTTTGTACAGAAATTCCAGTGTTTTCCCCGCCACCATCTCCAGCAAATAAGTCATCATTTACTGGATAAAGCAACGCTTCTATGTTCGGATATTTATCACCTAGTTCTTCTGTGGTGATTACAAGTTCATTACCGACATAAGCTGCACCTGAACGACGAAGAGCACCCGTACGAATAGGCGGTCTGGGGGAATCTTCAATAGTCGATCTAAGAAATTCCTCAGCAATTATATATGGCGTAGTTTCAATAACACCCTTCATTTGTTCCAGAGCGTTGATTATGCCAATTACTGATTCAGACCTATTTCTAGCCATAGACTAGCTCCCAATGATGAAACTGCCCAAGATGCTTAGCACGATACTTTTTCGTAATAACGTACCAGTCACCATTAACTTGTATTTCCATGCCTTCGATAAAATCTATATCGGAATTATTCGTAAATACCGTACCCTTACCGACTATATTCAGACTACCATCTTTCTGATCATACCTAGTCTCTTCGTCACTCATGCCTGTGAATGAAAGTGGAGACTCAGTACTTATTATTTTTCCAAACCTATCAGTAGTGGTTTGATTTATATAAAATGTCTCCACGTCCGGTATCATTATTATATTCCATCCTCACTGAATCTAGGATCTGGATAAGTGAATCCGTCATCAATAACTGATCCAGATTCAGTTACCCCTTTGTTTGTATAAAAATTTATTTCATTCTGAAGGTTAGAAAGGTCTCGCCACTCTTCGTACTTACCGATAGTAAGGCGGGTTACTCCGGCATATTTACGCTTTACCATTCTAAGCACTTCAGCACAAACCAAGTTAATATTATCATCAGAAATCTTATCAATAGCGTATTGAACAGCCCCATCAGACAATATTGCTGAAGATATTTGTGTTTCAAGTCTTACATTACCTATTGTAACTGCCATGATATTTCACCGCCTTATTATTATTAAATTGGGAGGCTCGAATTAACGAACCTCCCGTTATTTATTCTAGGTAAGCGGAGCTGCTACAAAAGTACCCATATCGGAAGCTACTTGCTTCATGTCATGATAATGATGAACTTCTACACGCTGTGCCATTTCACGATTGAGATCAAGCTGGCGGACTCCGTAGCCGTTCTGACCATAACCGTTCCAAGAGAAGTTGTAGCCAGCAGAAGGCTCTTCAAGTGACGGTGAAGACGGAGTGTACAGAAGCAAAAAGCTATCACCTGCGATGTATTTCTGGTCGGCAGTAGCACCGTATGCAGCTGCATCATACACAGCGTTCATAACAATAATCTCATCAACTTCCAGAGCCTCGGCTACGAGCTGCTGATTCAGATTACCACCACGAGTGTACTTAATCTGCTCTTTCAACTGATCGTGTCGTTTCAGAACATCATATACCTTCTCGCTCATGACGGCTTTATTTGCAGTGAAGCCACCAGTAGCAACACGCATAGTGCGCTTCCAAGTATCTAC